TTCCGATCAGGAGACTTCTATTGTCCTCCTGCGTCATAGCTCCTTCGAGTGGAACATAGACTGGATCAACCACACCAGAAGCCTCGTCAACAACAATAAGAAGATGCTCAGCGTGAAGGCCAGCAAGTGTCTCTGCTTGCTCCTCTTTTGACGCTTTAGCACTAGGGGAAATTGCACGGCACCACCACTCTTTCGGAGCGTCTTTGTGGAAGATCTTGTCCTTCTGGACTACAAACTCGTCCTGGAAGATAGACATCCGGTACCACTTGTGAAGCTCGGACCAGAGAACGTCAGAAAGCTGATGCGCTGTTGGCGCGGTGCAGGCAACTTTCGGGTAAGGCCTGGTCGTCATAAACCACCAGATAGCCCAGGAAGCGAAGGCATCTTTCCCAGTTCCATGCCCCGAGCGAATGGAGATTCTCTTGTTCTCTCCCAGCTTCGCAAGGCCATCTAGCTGCTGCTTCGAAGGACCGTTCTTCGGCACCTTGCTCCAGTCAAAGGCCTCCATGACAAAGAGTAAGGGACTGTCATGCCAGGCTTTTAGTTTATCTAGGATGCTCTTGTTCAAGACTTTTTCTTTCCTTTAGCTGCTTTGGCTTTCTTCTCTTTCAAGTCTTCTTCAAGTGCCTTCCTGATCATCTCGTCCCGAAGTTTCTTTCCCATGCTCCAGTACCTTTTCATTTTGTGAAGGACAGGTGGTTGGTGTTACTTCTTGGCTTTTCTACCAAGAGAGATGAAGGAAAGAACTCTCCTGGCAACTCCAACGTAGTTGACAAACTTGTCAGGAATTTGCCCCGCCACCAAGTCCAGGATTGCAATCGCAGCCAGGATTATAACGTCAACATTGTCAGTCGTGATTCCTAAATTCTCCATCTCTTCTTCCTCCTATGTATTCTCCAAGATCTTTCAGTTCAAACTCAGCAATCGTTTTAGCTGCCGGTAGTAAACAGCCACTGTTACAATACCAAGTACTTACTATTGGACAAGTACCGCACTTGACTTCAATAGCTTCCAGAATCTGCCTGAGTATTTTGACACGATCCTGAGACATCTTCTAGTCTCCCTGTCTCCGTTCGATCAGTCTGTCAAGCTTCTTGTCTATTCTGTCAAGTGTTTTATCTTTCAGGTCCTGGTCAGTGTTATAGCGCTCTAGAAGGACATACTCTCTTGGCAGATCGCACTTAAGCTGATATATCTGGCTCATCGACCACGCTCCTGAGATGGAGAGAACTGCCAGGAGAATCCCGACAAGCCACTGAAGAAACTTAATCTGCATGTCACTCAGTTTGTCTAATCCCATTCTTGTTTCCTCTCAAGATGCGTTCACATTCATTCCGGCTCTACGGCAGCAACCCAGGCTTCGCGCCCATACTGCGGGTTGTCTGTGCCGTGCCGCTTTCCCCATACGCCCCTATGTCGGCGTCAAGAATCGATCCATCGATTCCGTAGCCAGAAAACGGCGCACCGGAGAGTGGGGCCGCGCCAATATTTAGCGCTGGAGAGCCAGCTTGCAAGGTGAAGTCGTTCGCGGCTGCGTTGGTGAAAAGCGGGTCTGACTCAACCGCTCCGGTGGCCCATGCTGGCGGTGATACTGGATTGTTGTCTCCGCCATCATAAAATACGGTGTCAGCAAACAGCGATGGAGTCTTGCTAACGTACCCATCGAGCGTCCAATATTTGTTATCGGTATCGAAAAATATGTTGTTTACGCAGTTCCAGGTACCAGCAAAGTCGTAGTCAGCCAAGCCACCAGGACCATTTACATCCATGTGGGCCTCGCTCCCTACGTACCCATAAAGAGTGTTATTATAGACATTGACTTGACTCGTCATTTTTTGACCGTAGATATTGAACCCTGTGTATCCACTATGCGGTGATTGCCCTGATTTTACTACGATATTATTATATACATTCACAGGTGCAGATATGCACGGATCATCCTCGGCGTTATAGACTCCAAGTGTTCCAACTGCTACAGAGGCCCCAGCCTGATTTATAACTGCGTTATGATGTACGCCTATTGTTCCGAGGTAATCCCCGCATTGATGCTCGTCATATATGTGCAACCCATTTCTGGCCCCATTATTCAAAAGATAGTTCCACCCAAGCTCAAAAGTGTAAATTTTTCCATCATCATAATTTGTGCTGGTAGCCCACGATGGACAATAATCCGCACCCATAGATGACGCAGCCCAATATGTCTGCCAAGAACCAGACCCATTATACGGTTTATTTACACTGCTTGAAGTGTGGTCCAGTATGCACTCGTAGCAATTACCGTCATCGGCCTCTACTGTTCGTCTTCCTCTGTTTGATATATAAAAAACATGGTGCTTGAATGAGGTTCCCGCATATCCAAAATCATGAATGTAGTTACCATAGCATACTACAGGGCCATCTGTGGCACCCACCAGCCCACCGTTAAAGTCTGGATTTCCGCTACCGAGAACAGCTCCACCTTCGCCAGTTGCCGATGTGTTGTCTGTGATCTCATTCCCTATTATCCTCCATTGTCCGGATATGCTTATTGGGGAGGAGTTATTGTAAACTTTTAATTTCGATAGCACCCAATACGGGTGTATAGATGTTCCACCTGCATACGATGTTATGCCGCTACTGTTTTGGTATAGACTGCCTGGATATGAAATAATGGCACATCGCGTTGTACTTGTTCCAACTTTATTAGCTCCAATTGTTGCGGATTCGGTGTAATCGTCTTTAATGTAGACAATATCACCTATAGAAAAATCGGCATCTGCGATAGCGGCTGTAACCGATGCAAATGGTGCTGCCCAAGAGCCGGTTGATCCACTTCCACCAGATGCAACGTAGAATATCTCTCCACTTCGGACATAAAATGGGAGGGTATTCGATGCCACCGCGCTAACTGTCACTTGGATATTTACAGAGCCGTCCGCGACTCCTGAAGGAACGGAAAAGGAAATCTCTTGCATCTTGTGATAGGAGTATAAATCAGATGGGCCACCGCCAGATGCCCCGCCGTCCGCATTGCCCCAATAGTAAACATACGCTGGAGCAACGCCGCCGATTGTGATCGTTGAAGCCCCTTGAGAACTGCCAAGATTCCATCCCCACACGGTCACGATAGCCCCGCTGCCCAGGCCGTCACCAAGGCCGGTTTTAGGGCCGTCAACCAAATCTGTAAAACACAGCACCGGAGCGGCGTGTGCTGCCGATGCCAAGCATAGCAGTATCAAGGTAATGGGTAGGATTTTCTTCAAAATCAACTCTCCTTACGGACAAGCCGCTGGCATTTCGGCGTAATCTACTTCAAAGTTGTCTATCTGAAAACTTACACCGACGCTTCCCGCGACCTCGGCGTTGTTGGATATGGTGAAGTATTGCGGACGGCGCGTTAGAATAAAATTGGCATTAGTTACTTCCGCTTGCTGTGAGCCGTCCAGCCACCATCGGATAACATCGTTGCCATTGGCATCTACGTTATCTGTAGAATACAGCGCACTAAGTCGATACCATTGATTGTCGGCTATGCTCACATAGCTTCCTACTTGAGTAGAGTCGTAATGCACCGAAATTTCTAATTGATCACCAGACCCCTCTCTGAACTGCATTTTTAGCCCTGGGTATTGACCATTTGCGCCGGAACTACCAATTAAAAGCGCCTGAGTGTTTCCGGCAGCCATATTCGGGTGCGCGGTCACGATGAAGTAGAAATTGATGTAAACTGTATTTTGAGCGCTTCCGAGATTTGTGGAGGTGTAAAGGTCGGCCTGCGATGAGTAGGTAACTGTAATCGCCTGTGACCCCTTGTCAGTACAGGATAACGTGCCAGAATGTGCAGCCGCCGAGATTGTGCCGCCCGCTGTAACATCGGTCCAGGTTAGGCGAAACGTGTCCGCGTCATCCCAATCCTCGCAAATATCTGCTGTTGAGGCATCGCAGGCGTAGGATGCACCAACCGCCGGCACCGACCCCGCCATCTGCACCTGATACCCGAACCCGGCCACCGCCGTTTCAACGGCGTATCCCGCGATAACCAATACGATAATCGCTATCAGCGGCGATAGCATATCGACTATTTTCTGCTTGCGTTCAAAGTTCATATCTCCTCCCTACTGCGTAAAGCCGTAACGGATGGTTAGCGGCCCGCTGTAACTATCACCCGTTGAGGCATCCGTTGCGCTGTCACCATCTCTTGCTACCCGGATAATCCACTTGCTTCCCGGCGTGAGTGCTGCGGCCCATCCGGTCAAGTCATTGCCGCCAGCGGTTTCAACATCTCCCGAAGCTCCGGTAGCATCAGCGGTATAGTCAAGCGCCACCTCGTCACCGACTGCCGTAGTGTTGTCAGCTGAGTCTGCGATATCTATCATAGAAATCAGATAGTCGTGATCGGCAGTATCGGCAGCGCCAAGATTGAATTTGAAATAGGCTTTAAGAGCAACGGAAGTATCCAGGTCGCGGGGAACTTCGAGGATGTACTCTACATAGTTCGTAGCTTTGTCGGTCGCGTTGGCGAAGAGGGCTTGGCCGTAAACTCTTGCTGTCGCCGTGGTCTGATGAGTAACGCCACCGCCAAGGGTGCTTGGGTTGGCAAGCGTGATGTAGCCAAAGCCTTTGACTACGTTCCCGGTCCCGCTGGCATCCAGGGTCGTGTTTGTCAGCGTCTTTGTTCCATCGGTTGTCGTAAAGCCACCTGCGCCGTTCGTAGCTGCTGCGGCTGCTGTGGCTACTCCGCTGCCGGGAGTTACGCCTGCCCAGGTGGTAAGGTCTGCATCGTAAGTCTGCGGAGTGATAAAAGTTCCCTGCGAAGTGCTCCTGGAAACCCCGGTCGAATCCGTAACCGCCGCAGGTGTTCCCCATACTATGGTCTCGCCAGCAGCCGGGGCCGTGGTCGGAAGTAAATAAACCGTGTCGCTGTTGTGGCTGGCTGGTGATCCTATGCCGACATAGTTTGATCCGTTGTCGGAGTCTTCATAGATCACTGACATCTGAGGGCCGGTGGCTGTGGGTGTGCCTTCATATGTTGTGGCAGTAATGATCGGTACCGTGAGCCGCCCGGTAGACGGATTGTATGTGATTTCTCCGTCAGTCTCAGGAACTTGGGTTCCGGTCGCGCCGTCCACGAATATCGGGTAGAAGGTGGCGTTTTCGTCTGCGGTATCAACTGGGGTGAAGGCGTCAGCGTCGTCAACCTTGGAGTTGTTGGCTACGTCATAGACGGCTTTGGTCATGTCGCCGGTTCCGCTCGGAGTATCGCAAGTCCCATCGCTTTTGAGATAGCCAGAGCACGTCCCGGTGTTGAACAGTGCCACAATGTCGGCGGCTACGGCAGAACCGAGGTCATCACCGCTGCCCGTCGAAGAAAGCGTGCTGCTCGCCTGGTCAAAGGAAAGGCCGGTACCAATCGTGAAAGGCTTGTAGGTATTTGTAGTATTGTCGAAACCGAAAAGCACATGGGCCGCTGGGTCAGCGGGCAGCAATAAAACATCACCGGGGTCAACACCTTGGTAAGTCCAAGTTCCCGTCCCGGTGGTGCCGACTGTAAAAAGCCCGCCGTTTTCGAGCGGATAGCCGGTTTGCCAGCGGATGCCCCAGTTTTGCGTAAAATCGGATGAGAAGAGGTCGAAGCGATAGACGTTCTCCGCGACATTGGTATACCAGCGTGCCGTTCCGAGTGTCGTTCCAGCGACGCCAAGGACGAGGCCTCCTGCGCCGGCCAGCGTCAAATCAGCAATAGACAGGCTGGAGTCCGCGATAGAACCGTCTCCATCAGGATCGATGGTTGCCATGAGGTAGTCGATCAGGGCATTCTGGGAAACTCCGTGAGTTGTGTCTCCGTTCATGTTAGCAGCAGTCACAGCTTCGTCTACGATCTCGACGGCAGCCCCAGCGAACTGTGTTGCCAGTGTCGCGGCGTCCCATAGTTGTGGTGTCGTGTCAGTTCCTGCGGTGAGCTGTGCTGAGGTGCCGGTCTGTGCTGGAGGAGCACCGGGAGGACCAGCGTGAGTGAAGCCAGTAAAGATACACAAAATGAAGGACAGTGTGAGAAGGATTCTCTTTGTCATAGTCTTTTCTTCCTTACTTCTTAACAGAGGTGATCAAGACCTTGGCAGTCCCGGAGGTAAGGCCTGAGAGAGTGCCGGTGCAGCGGCTTCCTTTAGGGATGTGAAAGAACCCTGTCGGAAACTTGGGAGCTTCTCCCGTTGCCGCGGCAGTCCAAGACCTATTAAAGAGTTCGTTTCCGTAGCTGTCCTTGATCACAAAGGTGACGGTCTCGTCAGCCGAGGTCTTGATGGCAACTTGGTAGAGGTAGCCAGGGGAAAGCTTACCGGAGAGACTGTCCGTGGCGTTGGTAGACCAGGTCATTTCTTGCGTGACGACTACCTCTGCTCCGTCGCCCTGTTCCAGGACTGTGTCGGCTCTTGAAACCCCCGCGAGTGCCAACAGCAGAAGACCTACCAGCAACCAAAGGCGGGTTGGGCTAAAGCCTAGTTTGCTAGAGGTTTGGTAGCTCGTCTTCGTTCTCGTCGTTTTCATCTGTGAATTCTCCTTCTAGAATCTCTTCGCCGTTGTCGTTGCTGACTACTGCGTTCTTGACAAGTGCTATCTTCTGCTTCTCCATCTCCACGAGGTAGCCGACTAGGCCCTTGATCTCGCTTGGCTTCCCCTCGATCAGGTGTTCCTTTTCCTTCAGGATCTTGAAGGCTGTGACTAGGTCATGGAGGCTTGCTTCTGCTATCTTCTGCGGGGTGATGTTCTCTAGGATTTGGGCTTGGAGCTGCGTTAGTTGCAGGCTCTGAAGAGTTCGGTATTGGAGGAGAATGCCTTGCTCTTCTTGAATCCTCGCTATCCTCTTCGTCAAGGTCGGGATCGAGACTGAAAGCTCCCCGGCGGCCTGATCCAGGTTCTTCCCGGATTCTAGGATGTCGTAGAGTATCTCGCTGTCGATTTGTGTCACTGGTCTTCCCACGGGGTCTCTCCTTCTCTAGTCTCCCATTTTAGAGACCCGCCGTGCCCTTGTCAACATTTTTCTGCGGCAGCAAAATTCTTTCTATTGAATCTTTCCTGATGGTTCCGCGGGAGCCCTCCATTCCAGCACCAACCCTTCCAGTAACGGGCTTGAAAAACTACTTGCGTGTAAAACGCAGCCCATCTTCCTCGGTCGCCAGGGGGCCTTGGGTGCCTCGGGGGTGGTTGGCTTGAGAGTGTGGAGGATGGTGTTGGAAGGAAGCATGAAACACGGTTGTTGTTGGACAGTCGTTTTCTTGCTTGACAATTTAATGTTTTCATGATTTAATTGAACCATAAGTTGATGGAAGGAGGTGATGCAAGCGATTAGATTACTGGTAGTTGTATGAGACTGGCTCATACGGTCGGCGCGATGGATGAACGCATAGGAGCGTCGGCAACATGAAAAGGCTGAAGTCTTTGATAAAGCCTGCCATGGTTCGGCAAAGCCGAAGAAAGGTTGGTGAATCATGGCAGAAAAAGTAAGATTGACCTGGAAGCTTGAGAATGGCAGCGAGCTGGTGTGTGGTGTGAACAGTGGGACGAAGGAGAAGCCGAGCTTTGATTTCCTGTTTCGTGCCGAACTTCGCAAGCTCTTCCCGAGCTTTACGGAGTTGACCGTGGGACAGAGATTCGCAATTCAATACGGCGTCAAGCAGAAGCTGAGCGATGCCCTGGCCCCGCCGGAGATTGAAACGATTGCTGATAAGAAGGCGACGTTGAAGGCGACTTGGGAAGAGTGGTTGAATGGAAAGCTCTTTGAAAAGAAAGCTTCGACCAGGACAGCGTTCGACCTCGGGGCAGCCGTCCGGGCTCTTCGAGCCCAGGGCTTGAAAGACGAGGTGATTGCAATGGCACTCCAGAAGTCGTTGGCTTTAGTTTCGGCTGTTGTTTCGGAATAGACATTTTAAATTTAAACTCAACTAAACATGGCAGGTTTTATCAAGGACTTTGGACTTTCTGGTGCTTGCACCGCAGGAAAGATTCACACGGCGTTTCCGCCGGGGTTTTGGGGCATTGGGCGTTTGGTTCGATACATCCATTATATAGGGCATTTAAACGCAACGTGGGGCGATTGTGGCGTGTTTTGTCGTTCGGGCATGTCCATGTATGGGCTAAAAACGTCGTGGATTGTTGGAAAGATACACCATGATGATGTATAAAACATCAACAATCAGAGGTGTACCCTGTACCGTGTAACGTGTAATTTCCGGTCGTTCCCACCGTTTCACGTCGTGAATCTTTACTGGCTTCTTTGCCCAGTTGTCTCTTTCTTTACTTTGCTCTCCTTTACTGTCTACCTCTCTATTAGGCTATTTCTTACTTTTATCTCTATAGTA